AGAGTTTCTTTCTAATGGCAACACAGTGGCAGACATTTCCTATTGAGTTTAAGGGTGGGTTGATATCTAACCTATCTGCGCTGCAGCACGGTACTAATGCTGTAGGTTCTGCTACTGTATTGCAGAACTTTGAACCTGCCAAAGAGGGTGGCTACACCAAGATCAGCGGATACACTAAATGGGATGCTAATGCAGTTACAGGCTCTGGGCCTGTTCTTGGCGTTAAGGTGATCAACAACGGTGAAGTCCTAGCTGTACGTAGTGATGGTACAAATAGTATTGTATATCATAGCTCTGGTAGTGGATGGACATCTAAGCTAACTATGACTACTAACGGTGGTCGTGTACGCTTTGCTGATATTAACTTTGGCGCAGGGCATAAAGTAGTACTTGTAGACGGTTACAACTACCCTGCTGTATTTGATGATTCTTCCAATACAGTTACATCTATTACAAGCCTCTCTGATGTAGAAGGTGCAAGTTATGTAGCCGTATATAAAACTACTACATTTTATGCAAAAGGTACTAATTTATATTTCACAGCGCCATCTAGTTATGATGATTTTAGTGCTGCTAATGGTGGTGGTACTATTAATGTAGGGCATGAGATTACGGGCCTAGCTATCTTTCGTGAACAGTTAATCATCTTCTGTCGTAACAACATCCAACGCTTGACTGGATCTACTATTGCTGACTTTGCTATAGCACCAATTACAGATCGTATTGGCTGTATTAGTGGTGATACTATTCAAGAGGTTGGCGGTGACATCATGTATGTTGCACCAGACGGTATTAGACTACTAAGTGCTACTGACCGTATTGGTGACTTTGGTTTGGATATTGCATCAGACCCTATTGCTAAAGATGCCTATAAGTTTCTACAATCTACGTCAGAATTCTGTTCAGTTGTCCTTCGTGAGAAAGCTCAATATCGTATTTTCTCTTATATATCTTCTGAACAAGCTAGTGTGGCTAAAGGGCTACTGGCTACCAAGTTTATCTCACAGGGTGCATCTGGTATGGCTTGGGGTACTACTAAAGGTTTTAAGGCTTACTGCGCTGACAGTAAATATACAGAAGCTTATGATGAAACCACTATCTTTGCTAATGAAGATGGTTACGTATATGAGCTAGACACAGGTAGTGATTTTGATGGCGACATTATTGAGGCTATCTATGAGTCTCCTTATATGCCTATTACAGACCCACAGACACGTAAGACATTCTATAAGATGACTCTGTACGCTGAACCTAATGGTCCTATGCAGTTAGATGTTAACTTTAAGTATGACTTTGATACATCAACTAATACAGGCATCATTCAACCTAATACCTTTACAGTATCTAGCTCTGGTAGCTCTGTATTCTTCTTTGGTGGTACTACTTCCGTATTTGGTACATCTACTTATGGCGGTGAACTAGACAAAGTATATAACTCAAATGTTATTGGATCTGGTAAGACAGTAGCAATTCGTATTGAAGACAGTTCAACAAACCCAAAATTCACTCTGGACACAGCTATATTAGAGTTCAGACAAAACGATAGACAGTAAGGACGAAACATGGCTGGATATACACGTCAGGATACAGCAAACAACATTGCTAACGGTAACGTTATTGATGCTGATGACTTTGATGCAGAGTACAACGCTATTGAGGGTGCTTTTAATAACACTTCTGGTCATACTCATGATGGCACTGCTGGTGAAGGTGCACCTATTACTAAGGTAGGCCCAGCGCAAGATCTTATTGTATCTGGTGTAGCTGTAATGCCGAAGAGTACAAACACTCTTGATCTAGGCTCTGCAGCTGTACAATACAAGGATGCTTTCTTTGATGGCACTGTTAATACAGATGATATTACTGTAGACGGTACAGCTACTATTGCAAGTACACTAGGTGTTACGGGTGTTACCACCCTTGGTAATAACCTTAACGTAGCTGGAGCAGCAGGTGTTGATGGTGACTTCGACGTTAACACTAACAAGTTCACTGTAAATGCTACTACAGGTAATACAGCTGTAGCTGGTACTCTAGGCGTAACAGGAGCTGCTACTGTAGGTGGTACGCTTGGAATTACAGGTGTAGTTAACGCAGCCAGTGCGCTTAACGTTTCTGGTGCTGCTGGTGTAGATGGTAACTTTGATGTTGCTACAAACAAGTTCACGGTTGATTCTCAATCTGGTAACACAAACGTTGCAGGTGTTTTATCTGTAACAGGTAACATCAACGGCGCTAGTGCGTTGAACGTAACAGGTAATGCTGGTATTGATGGCAACTTTGATGTTGCTACAAACAAATTCACAGTTAGCTCCACTACAGGTAATACTTTTGTAGCAGGTACTCTTTCTGCTGCAGGTAATACTACAGTAGGTGGAACATTGGGTGTGACTGATGCTACTACATTAAACAACACTCTAGGTGTGACTGGTGCTACTACATTAAACAGCACTCTAGGTGTAACAGGCAATACTACTGTAGGCGGTACTTTAGCCGTTACTGGTGCTAGTACACTCACTGGTGCTGTGTCTGCTCCTGCTGGTGTTACAGGTAATGTCGTAGGAAACTTAGCAGGTAATGTTACCTCTACAGGTGCTAACTCTATGGCAAGCCTTACCACTACAGGTGATGTTGTTGTAGGTGGTAACCTTACTGTATCAGGTACAACTACTACAGTTAACACAGAGACTATCAACCTAGCTGATAACATTATCTCACTAAACAGTAACTACTCAGGTTTTAGCCCTACAGAAAATAGCGGTATTGAGATCAATCGTGGTACGCAAGCTAACAAGACACTTGTATGGGATGAGGCTGCAGATAAGTGGACAGTTGGTAGTGAAACTTTTGTAGCAGGTACGTTTGAAGGCGCACTCTCTGGTAATGCTTCTACTGCAACTTCTGCAGCTCAACTAACTACTGCACGTACTATTTCGCTGAACGGTGGTGTAACAGGTAGTGCATCTTTTAATGGTGGTAGTAACATCACTATTACAGCTACAGTAGCAGATGACAGTCACAACCATACGATTGCAAATGTTGATGGTTTACAGGCTGCTATTAATGCAGCATTCCCCTCTGGCGGCATCGTCATGTGGTCTGGATCGATTGCATCAATCCCATCTGGGTGGGCATTGTGTAACGGCGCAAATGGAACGCCAAACCTACTAGATCGGTTTATAGTTGGTGCTGGATCAGGTTATGGGGTTGGTGCTACAGGCGGTAATAAGGACGCAATAGTTGTTGCGCACAGCCACAGCGCATCAACTAATACTGTTGGAGATCATACTCACGATAACTATTACACGAACGGGTCATATGGCGAAGCTGGTTCTGGCGTTCCATTATCGGATTTCAGTGGGACATATTCATCGGGTAAAGTAGGGTTTGCAACCTCTGGCGCTGGAAGTCATAGCCACACTGTCACCGTCAACTCAACTGGTTCATCTGGCACAAATGCAAACTTGCCGCCATACTACGCACTTGCATACATTATGAAGCTATGAGTAATATCAACTTGACACCAGAAGAGCTTGAGGCTATGCTTGATCGTGCCGCTAGACGTGGTGCGAGGGAAGCATTGCGCTCTCTAGGGTTACACGATGAAGATGCTCATAATGACATCCGTGAAGTACGTGACTTATTAAGTACATGGCGTGAAACACGTAAAAGTATTTGGAATACATTCGTTAAAATAACAACAGTAGCTATATTAAGCTTCATTGCCACTGCAGTGTATATGCATTTAGGCAAGCAATAAGGATAAAGACTAATGGCAAAAGTGTTTGCAGGGTTTACCCCAGATCAGCTAGGTAAGATTGATCCTATTTTACAGGGCGTAGACTCCGATACCCAACAGCAGATTATTTCTGCTAACCCGTCTCTGGCTGCACGTGTAGGTAAGCTATCTGATATTGCACAGAAGAAAGTCTATGCTGCTAGTGGTGGTTATATTAAAGGATATGCTGCAGGTGGAATGCTAAATACGATTGGTTCTGCTGTAAGCTCTGTTATGGGTAATGAGGATGACACAACACCTAAAACAGAGGAACCAGAGGAACCACAGAAAGACGCTGCTGCAGAAGCCCTAACTGCGGCAGGTAAATCTGCAGGTAAATTAGCAGAGATGTCTATTAAAGACCCTAGCAAGCTTGTATCTAATGTTGACGTAACTAAGTTTAGTGAAGAAGATAAGGCTGCAGGTAAAATCGAAGAAGGTACAGGACAACTTACTGGCCCAGCGCCAACAGCTACAGCTACAACAGCCACGACAGCTGCACCTGTAACTACACCAACACAAGTACCTGCTGCTACTGTAACCCCTACTACTGTAACACCTGCTGTAGAAGACACAGTAAGTAAGGTTGTAGCTGCAACAGGAAAGCCAAGCGAAGATGCCTTAGCAGAAGCTGCTACAATGTCACCAGAGCAATTAGCTCAATTAGGTCTTAACGTAGAGCAGATCAAAGAAGCACAGAAAGTTCAAGCACCTGATGCACGTAAAGTAGAAGCAGGTGAGATGATCTCTGGTTCTACTGTAGATATGGCAGAGGTAGAGAAAGCTGTTGACTTCACAGCAGCCACAGGAGCGCCTTCCAGTGATGCTACTGTACAAGGCCAGCTGACAGGCTTAATGGAAGACTTTGAGGGTACAGAGCCTCCTGCGTGGGCTGCTGGTGCTATGAGAGCCGCTGCTGCACAGATGGCTGCACGTGGCTTGTCTTCCTCGTCTATGGCTGGTCAGGCTATGATACAGGCTGCTATGGAATCCGCTATTCCTATTGCCTCTCAGGATGCACAGACTGCAGCACAGTTTGAATTGCAGAACCTAAGCAATCGTCAGCAGACTGCTATGTTTGGTGCACAGCAACGTGCAGAGTTTCTTGGATTAAAGTTTAACCAAGACTTTCAGACTAAAGTAGCTAATGCTGCTAAGATTTCTGACATTGCTAATATGAACTTCACAGCAGAACAGCAGATTGCCTTAGAGAATGCTCGTATGGCACAGACGGTTGATCTGACTAATCTTAATGCTAAGAACGCTAAGATTATGGCAGATGCAGCAGCTATGTCACAGCTTGATATGACTAACCTGAATAACCGTCAGCAAGCTCAAGTTCAGAACGCTCAAGCATTCCTACAGATGGACATGACTAACCTGAACAATGAGCAAGCTACTAACATGTTCAAAGCTCAGTCTATTGTAAATTCTATGTTCTCTGATCAGGCTGCAGAAAACGCTGCTAAACAGTTTAACGCTTCTAGTGAGAACCAAGTTAATCAGTTCTTTGCAGATCTTGGCGCACGTGTATCTCTAGCTAATGCTGAACAGTCTAACTTAATGGAACGTTTTAATGCAGGTGAAGTTAACGCAATATCACAATTTAACACACAACTGTCTGAACAACGTAACCAGTTTAATGCAGCTAATAACCTTGTAATTGCACAAGCAAACGCTCAGTGGGCGCAGTCTACTACCACTATAGAAAATGCTGCCCAGAATGAAGCTAACCGCCTTGATGCACAGCGTCAAAATGAATTTACTGCATTAGGGTATAACACAACTATTCAACAGTATCGTGATCTTATGTCCTATGCATGGAAGACAGGAGATAACGATGCTCAAAGGGGTGTTTCATTGGCTATTGCAAAGCTACAAGCAGATTCAGCTAAGTATGCTGCAGACTTGGCAGCGTCTACTGCTGCAGCAACGACTGCGGCAAGTAGGACCAACACTATGTGGACTGCTATCGGTGCTTTTGCTGGTAGCTTGGACTGGACCTAATGAAAACTCTATGGAAATAAAAAATATGGCAAGTTTTAATGTATTAGATTATTACTTTAATAGTGAACCAAAAGAAGGTCCAGCCAGACCTCTTATGGCTAAGTCTGAGAGTAAGCCCTCTATTGATACGTCTCCAGATCCTTACAAGGGTATTGGTACTCGTATGGCAAATGCTTTACGTAGCGCTTTTGATACAGAGGAAGAGTTCATCAATACGTACAGCAAGCGTACTTCTGAAACAATTCCAGATGCCTCTGCAAGTATAACACGTCTACAAGCACTTATGGATGAGCCAGGTGATGGTATAACAAATGCCCCAGTCAATGAATTTTATAATTCTTCATATGAAGAGACACCTGCACCTCTAGAAACACCTGACTACGGTATGGTTGGTGATATTGGTATCACTGCTCAAGAGGCTGCAGAGCTTAGCAAGTCTCAATACAGACCTAGAGGATATGGTGGTCTTATGAAAAAACCATCAGACATCAAAGAAGAAAAAGAAGATACAACTAAGGACATAGTGGCTGCATCTGCAGAGGAAACAGCAGTAGAAGTATATGATAGTCCTAATCAAATGTCAGATCGTGAAATACTAGCCCGTACTATTGAAGCAGAGGCTGC